CAGTAGACAATGACGTTAAAACGTCATTACGCCCAGTTATTGGGTTGTAGTTCAAAGTTTTTTCTTTGATCGCAGCAACAGGTGGTGGATTTTGCGAGATAAGCTCAGCCTCGGCATACTTATCCATTTCCTCGTCTGTATCTATTTGGATTAAGTCAGCCATTAGTATTCAAACCCTTTGTTAAAGTATTCAAGTTTCAAATTGCTTCTAATCCGACCATATTTAGAGTTTTGGGCGGTTTGTTCTGCAACTGAAAGGCCAGCATACCAATTATCCAAATCAGCTAAAGGATTTTCATAGCTTAAAAGCATGCCAATTCCGCTATTATCTTTATTGTAACGATCAATCTGGCCGACATAATCCTGACGTAGCTGCTGCTCGAAAAACTCTTTCTGATCGTTGATTAAGTTGCGTGTTAGCTGATTAATTTCAGTGGGCGTCATTGGTCCTTCAGCCGATAATCGACGATCGGCAACCGCACGCTCCAACTCGGCAACAACAGAATAAAATGCAGCCTTAGATGCGCGACCCATGTTTGGATCAAGTGCTGTCTGCTCATCATACTGGAAGGTTGCCTGCGCATAACGCTTTGCCGCGCTAACTGCTTCCTCTTCTTCGGTTTCTATACTGTTTATAAAATAGACGTAATCTTCGCGTGATAATTGTCTTTTGTAATCTTCTACATCACTATATCTTAAATCGCCTTTATTTTTATAAGCAAACAATTCATCATAGGTTTTTTGATCTGATTTCTCACGATATGGTAAAAAACTAACATTTTCTTCTTCATCTAGCTTATTTATCTTTTCACGGAAATCCGGCGTGATTGCATTTGATGCATCTAAATAAGTTTCAATTGCAGTACGCATATCTGTGCCTTTAATGTTCTCAACATCAGCAAAAGCCTCTTTAGGCAAGTATCCTATCGCATTTGGTAAAAATCTATTTAAATCAACTATGCTATACGTTTCGTCTGGCTGATAATAAAAATATCTATTCTTTGCATTCTGAATAACATCTTTTTCAGCAGCTTCAGCACGCTGCCGCATCTTTTCTTCTAACGCTGCAAACTTGTTTGCATTTGTTAATGCGTCAGCCAAAACATTTATAGCCTCATCACGCGGCAAGTTTTGCAAAGTATAAAGAGCATATGAGCCGCCGGGCAATGCAGGCATTTCATCTTTTGGAACATCTTCACCCAGATCAATCCGATCTTGTATTTCTAATGCGCCAAGCATTGTTGCCGCTAATATTGGATCTGATCCAATATATGCACTTGCAACATTTTCCGCGATGCGTTTTTTTAATTTTAAATTTGCAGCCTGCACAACGGTTGGATTTGCCGTGCCATTTTTAACAGAACGAGCCTGATCAACGGTCAGGCCTGCAAGCGTTGCATTATATTTCTCAATCATTGCCGCTGGGTCCGTAAGGCCCGGATCAGATAAATCCACCACCGTTTGCTCATTACGGGCAGTAATCGCAGCCTGCTTGGCAGCTTCTATTTTACGATCAACAACGCCGCGCAATTCAAAACGACTTGTCACTTCCATTTGCCCGTAACGCTCTAAAAACTTCTGACGCGTAAATCTATTCCCGCCCAGCGCATCCAAAGCCTGATCGCGGATCGCAGATGTCTGCTGATCCCATAGGTTTTCACCCTCAAAGATATTGTATAGCTGCGAGGAGCGCGATAGATCGCGTGAGGCTGTCCGAATGCCATCCTCAGCCGCCAACAGTGCTTCGTTTAGTTTAAGCTCCTCTGCCTCTTTATATCGCATCTTAGCGTATTCGCCAATCTGTGCGACCATTTCCTGCCCCACTGAGACTTTCTGCAATTCTGCTTGAGCAAGAACATCGCCGCGCATTCTAGCTTGAATGCTGCGTCCGGGTGCTTCTTGAGTTGCTGCGGCACGGGTGCGAAATACTGGTATCCTCATTTAAATATTTCCTTCAATCCGCCAGCTTGATAAGTAAATTGAGCAGCTTGACCCAAACTACTAATCAAACTTCTTGTGCCTTGCGCCCTTAAACCTGCGGCTGTCGCGCCGCCTTCCATACGCGCCAACTGTGCGTTTAACTCAGCCTCTTCTTGTGCGTCTGTAATTTGCAGATTTGTAATTTGATTATTAAACCGCTCAACAGATTTTTGATATTCAAACTCACGCGCATTGTTACGCAGCACCTCCATTGGCGTGCCTTGGCTCATATCAAAGCCACCGTAAGCAAAACCAGACCGAGCAACTGCTTGCACGTCACGCTCAAATTCTTGCTCTGCTCTTTCTTGCTGCACTAAAAAGTTTGCATTGATAATTCCGCGCTGTCTTTCCAACAGATCAATATCGCGTTCAATTATACTTGCATTAAATTCTGCCGCTTGCTGCGCCTTCTTTGAGGCTCGATTTGCCGCATTTCTTGACTGAATGCCGCCTATAATCTGTGCGCCTAAACTGATTGCTGCAAAGATACTCATCTATCTAGCCTCATATATCAAACGTGTTCAAACGCGGGAACAACGCCAGAACCGTCATTGGCAACGCTTGATCTTGTCGCACGTAAACACGATCATCATCTTGAAAACCGCCGGGAAACTCAATCTTCTTATCGCCGCTAAACAATGGAACACCCTGATCCATTGGATTGGCAGAACTGCGAAACGGAATACGATCTGTCTCGCCGCTGTCATTACCAATCTCTGCGCCAACAGTTTCATGGAAACGCACAGTCAAACCATGAATACGCTTTGGTTTGCCTTGCGCCGTGCCATCTGCTGAGCCTGTATCTAACCGCATTGTTTGCATTGAACTTGTGTAACTGTAACCGACTGCTGCATTAGTTGTATCATAAGCCATGCTTATTGCGCCACTAGATACTGTACGAACTGGATGCGCAGCGCCATTTGCCAATACCGTTACGCTTTCGCCTTCCAAGTGAGACAAGCCAGAAAGTGTATTCACAGCCGAGCCACTATACGTCAACCCGCTGTCAACAAAAAATGCAGTTGTCGTGTCAGAACCAAAGTCAAACACTTTCATGCGCTCAACATATCTTTTAGTAGCACCATTAATAGTACGCTTTACAATCATATATAATTCGTCTTCGCCCGTGTCTGTCGGCAAAGTTGTAATGCTTTCAACAACAGCCTGACCGCCACTAAACGTGCCGCCAATGATGTGCTTATGCCATGCAACAATCTGCTCTTCTCGGCGATATGACAAGCCAAGCAGCGTGCCGTCTGCGCGAATTGCCCAGATAATGCTTTCCGGTTCTTGTTGATATGCAAACCCAACAACGCCGCCTTCAGTCAAATGCTCTGCTAAGATCGTCATGTCAGGCGCTGCATATGCTTCAATATTCAATTCGCCGACATATTTAAATTCACGCACTTTACGTCCACCGCGCTGCAAGAATAACGTCACATCTGCAACTTGCACAGGCTCAACATTTCCTGATCCATAATTGGAATATTTGCGGATCAAAGTTGCTGTTGGTGTAATGGGACCATCATTTGCAGATGTTAAAACATATTCGCCACCAGTAGTGCCAATCGTCAAGATCCGCGTGGCAGACAGATAACGAATTGCGTTCACTTGGTTTGACGCAATCGTGTAGATCAAAGCATCATCGTCAGCCGTGCCTGTCTCAAAGTTTTGGTAATCAGCATTTTTGCTAAAGAAGATCGTCTGCGGATTGTTGTTTGTGTTGGCAAATACCAAACGCTGCTCAAAGAATGTTACAACGCTGGGACGGTTGTCCGTACCGCTCATTTCTGTTCCGACAGCCTGTATCTTCTGCACCTTGGATAATGCAAGCTCAGCCGTGCCGCCAGAGGTGTAAGCAGTATATCCTGTCGCATCAACGTCAGTGCCAGACATATCTTTTAATGCAAATGTATTTGTTGTGGCAGATGCAACGATATAATAAGCATCATTCAATTCTGTCATGCCAGCCACGTCTTTGATATAGATAACATCGTTATCAAAGAACGGATGACTGTTGCTGGTAATCACGCATGGGTTGGCTTGTGTCGCACCAGTAATTGCAACCTCAGTGCCTCCACCATCTTCAAACGCCGTAAAGCTGGTTGTGTCAACATTATCACCAGCCTCGTCAACAAGTGTAAATGTATTGGTTGTTGCATTGGCAACGCGATAATTTGCACCCGATATTTCTGTCATGCCTTGAATGCCTGACAATGAAACCTCATTGCCATTGCTAAATCCATGACCTGTTACAGTAATAACACCGGGATTAGCTTGCGTAATGTTTTCAATATACTTTGCAGCATCCAATCCACCTTGAAAGATCGGAATGGAAAACTTCCAAGCATCATGATCTGTCCGCGTTAATTTGCGCACGTCATAGCTTGGATGCGTAAAATACATTGTATCGGCAGATTGTACAAAACGCAGATTCAAAATGTCAGCAGCGGCATAAGGCGTAACAACTTCAACAGGAACTCCGCCACTCGTAACCAGCGCACCGTTACGATAAATCCGAAACACTTGATCGCCAAACTCTAAAATATACGTATCACTGGCTTTGAACTGAAACGGGATAAGACGCGTCTTGACCGCGCTATTTTTAACTTCATCCAAAAACTCTGTGCCGGGGCGGCGTGTTACGCCACCGCTTGGCATGACAATCATGTTTGTCAAATCAGCCAAACCCTCACGATATTTTTCAATATTCGTTCGACCTTCAAACTTTGGCCCAATCTCACCAGCGGTGAATGAGCTATATGCTGGTGCTGATCGCGCCATCAGAACCTCGCTTCAATAAAGTCGCTCGCCTCAATGTGTGTTGTCGCGCCCTCAGTCGCGTCAACAAACCGAGCCTCTTTTAATTGCGTTTGATACTGTACGTCCATTAATTGCACCAAAGTTGTCGATCCCGAAATTGCATACGCAATCTCATGCGCCAGACGCGCGGCAACTGTTTCAACTAAGTTGGCATCATACTGCGCTGGGTCTGTAATTTGCGCCACATACTTAATTTTTGCTGTGCCTTCATTTGTCAGAAGATTTCTACCCTCAATAACAAACACTGGCTCACCAAGCGCAGAAACCATATTATCTTGCGGATATGATAAAGATCCGTTGCTAAATTCCAAAACACGCAAGCAGTATGGGTCAGTTGGCAGTGCGTATTGATACGTGTACCCAAACGTAGGAGCCGTTGAACTCCGCGCTAATTCTGCGCGACGAATTAAACAATTCCACGGATGCGCCCGAAAAACAGCGTCACGGGCTGCATCATAACGCTGATTAACAATCCGCGCAGCCTTGCTGTCCTCAGTAAAGCTAATGATGTTTGACCCGCCGATTTTGTTTAAAGCGTAGTTTGCAATATCAACTTTACTTGTCATGCTTATTTCCTATTCATCAGGCTTTTCTTAGATGCACCACCGCTTGAAGATCTTTCTTGTGCGGCTTTTACAGCTTGTTTAATTGTTTTGTATCTAGGGAACTTCTTACCTGTTCTTTCCTCGTAGCTTTTTGCTTCATCCCAAGCGCGGTCGCCTTCTAAAAACTTTGGCTCTCCAGTCTCAACATTAAACCAAATTTGAGGAATATTCCACGCTGATCCTTCTGGAGACATTTCCGAAGCCAAGTATTCTGTCGCCTTCCCACCACCCGGCAAATTAATTGCCTTGTGTTTTTTAGGGTCAAATGGAACTAAATCAGCCAAAGTCTGCCTCCAAAGAAAAGAGGGGGCGGCGAACCGCCCCGACTTATTTAGTCAACCACATACTTAATGGTTAGCTCAATTGTGCCAGTCGCTGTGTTTGCGTTCGTCACAGTGATCGCAACACCATCTTCATTGGTGTCTGTCTCTGTGCCGGAACCCAAAGCCAGCGTTGCCAAGATGTCTACCTTTTGGGCAGATGTCGAAGCAGCAGCAGCTTTGTAAGCAGCAGCGGAAGCTGAAACCGCAGCACCCGCAGAACTGGTATGCGCAGCATACCCTACTGACAAAGTAGTACCTGCACCCAACGCGTCATGCGCCAGTGAGCCTTCCAGCAAGCGTGCGCCGTCTGGTAGAACAAACATCTCAATTGTGCTGGCGTCAGCCAAAGAAGATGCCTCATATGTACCATGAGCTACGCGGATACGTCCGCCCATCTCATTGGCTTTGTTCATCACGACTGGGTCTGCCAGCGAGTTTGTACGTTGTGCTGAATAAACTGTAGCCATTGTTCAAACTCCTTACGCTTCAGAACACAACACTTCGACCACTTTTGCTTCTTCCATACGGGTCGCCCCAATAGATTGGCAATAGTAGACTTGTGTTGCATATGATTTGTCTGCGCGTTCATCAATGCGAGCAGTTGGCTCTTTGCCGATCGCTAGCTTGATGCCGTCCATTGCGAATGCAATTACGCGACGATAGGCTGAGCCATCAACGCCTAGACGGTTTGACGTGATGAATGTGAAGCCAACAAACTGATTTAGCTCGCCTTGCGCCAAAGCCTTAACAGTGTTGAAGTCACTTGATGTCACGGTTGTGTCGCCCAACAAATCAGAGATCTGTTTTGGTGATACAACGATGTAACGTGGGATTGATGGATCAACATCATTGCTGTCGAGGATTTCTTTTGCCTCTAGCAACTTCGCCAGTGTCAAACCAGCCGCCGGTGAACCTACACCGATTTGCTGATTTGATGTATCGAATGGTGTTGTTGTTCCACCATCTTTACCAGTCTTGGCATTGCCAAGAGCGGCAGAGATAATCACGTCATCCATTGCGCGACCCATAGCAGCAG